CGCGCGTAGCTCAATATATTGATTAAAAAATCATTGACTTTCTAGCAGTTGTGGTATATGATTAAGTCAATTAAACCGGGTTCCGCAGGTTCTCCCAGATTGCCGAGGAGGGAACAAAGAGCCGCAACGGGACAGGCAGTTATCGAGCAAGGACGGCAGAAAGCAAAACAGGCGTCACGCTCACGAGATTAGATATAGGTCTTTTCTCGTGGGCGTTTTTTATTTCCCAGAAATCCGCAAGAGGAGGTGCAGAACATGGAAAAAGTAACAGATTTTCAACCGGATCAAGAATTTTTTGAGACAAATATAGATATGTATCTGCGCCTGTACTGCGAACGGCGAAATATTGAGGACATGAGGAAAGAGAGTCAGAGCATCTGGAATGCAGCACTTATGTTTATACGCCGTGAAGTATTTAGAGACCGTGAAGCGTTTAGAAATAAGAATCTTATAACTGATACCAACTGCATTATGAATAGCACATGCAATACGTATAACTATGATCTAATAGATAGAGTATGTGATCATTATATATATTTGTGTATGGAATATGAGAAAGAAATAAGTGTTCTAGGTTTTAGTAATTTAACCGGAATACCTGACGGAACTATATATGATTGGGGCTATAATCCGCGGGAACTAAGCCGCAAGGGTTCTGAGATTCACAAAAAGCTGTTGAAATACAACGAGGAAAGTCTGGAAAATAAGCTTGCATCGGGCAAGGCTAACCCCGTTGGAGTGATCGCAATCCTCAACCGCCGGCATGGCTGGGCAAGCCCATATACAGCAGATAGCAACCGCCAGAGGACGCAGGCATTAACGGCGGAACAGCTGCCGCAGTTGGGACAAACGACGCGAGAACTGCCAGACAAAACACAAGATATTGTAGATAGTAACTGCAAAACCACAACGTAAACGTAAAGAAAAGGCACGATATTTTTTTACATTGTCAAAACATGTGAAAAATTGTGGAAAATGACGAACAGAACAGCGGAAGCCGGAAAGAATAACCGGGGGAGGGGGTTTGAAAGATCAGCAAAAACCGCCATACTAAGTCCCCCAAATTTCCGAAAAAAGAAAAAGGCCTCCTGCGTAAGCAAGAAGCCAATTCCGAAGAGTTATTTGTTTGATACTGATACAGAATCCAGATAAGCTGTAATTGCTCTATCAAAGATTTTTGTTATCGGAACATCAG